AGATAGGTACACCTATCTCTGGGTATAGTGCTTGAAAATAACCAGCTTTTAATGCTTTTGATAAATCCATAGTCAAAGATAAGGTTTTTTAACGATTTGTAAATCCAAACCTATTGCCCTCCTGCTTAAACGACAATCTGCATCTGCAATTAATCGTGTTAGTCATAGAAGCTCCTTGGGTTGAATCACCAGGATATGCCAACTGCTGACCATTGATAATGAAGTTATTCTTTATCGGAATAAAGAATTTTGGGTCTGTAAATAGGTGAGCATCTCTAGTTCTGTCATCTCGAATTGCTTTCCATGCCTTCTGCCAATTTAACCCTGAGCTTTCTAGTGCAAGAAGTTGTGCTTTACTCATTGCATTAGTAACCTCTGTTCTTGCAATCGTGTTAGATCGTAGCACAAGGTCTGTCTGTCGAATCAAGTCAGCTATCTGCTCGTTGCTTAGTCCATTGCCTCTGCTTTTTCCAATTAACTCATTTACTCGCTTAACACCTGTCCATAGTACCTCTGAAATTCTAAAGCCAATGTAGGTGCTTAGAAAGCCATCCATAAGCCTTCTCCAAAACGATGTCATCTCGTTTACATCTTGAGGTGCAAGAGTGCTTGCTACCTCATCAAAAATGTCTTTTGTCTGTATTTCTTGATTTGTGATTGGCTTGACAAACTCATTCCAAGTTAATGTGCCCTCATCCTCCATTATAAGCTGATACATGGCTTGATATACCATGGCTATACCTTGACCACTCACAGAACCGATGTCTTGTCCTGACTCAAATAAACGAGCCATTTCATCGTACTGTTCATCCAATGCTCGGTTGATTAGCCTAGCAAATCGTTTCTCAAAATAAGAATGTCTTGAAAGATATATTTTGTCCGTGTAGTTCATTTAGAACGCTCATATATTTCTACTCCTCCCCAGATAACTAAGAAGCAGAAAGATACGGATAAAAGATAAGCAAACGGCTTATTGCACCATAGGGCAAACTCTAGGATGCCTGAGCAAATTGAAAGGCACAGAAATGACAAAGCAAAAATCTGTGCCCAATCCTTTAATTGTTTCATTGTGTTTGTAGAAGTTTCTTAATATTAGCTAAAGTTTTCTCAAACTCCAACCTAGCGTTCTTGTATAAATAGCTTCGTGAAGGTAATGGAAAAAATGGGTCTTGATTTCCTCTGAATTGCTCTGCGTATTCTGTAAGCCCATATTCTTGTATAAAAGACTTATCTACATTAACTCCTGTTCCAAATTCTATAAATGGAGCGTAGTTTATTCCTAAATCATCATCTCCAGCTATAACTGACCATGTTAATCCGTTGTTAGATACTTCTGTACGAATAGTTGATCGCAAATCACCTGTTTTTACAGGGACATCTCTTATAGCATCATTCTTAGTTCTCTCAGACCAATCTTTAATTTCCATAAGAATACCTACCTGTACATCTTCAGAGTACTGTTCAATATTCTTAATTAATGTATCAATACCATTAACCTTAACTTGGACTGCCATTTCTATTAGTCGTTTCCATTGCAGCAAATGCCTTGATAGTAATGTATCTTCTCAATGGGTCAACCTTTGGTGCAAGAGCAGTAAAGTAATAACCTCTCCACTCAATCTGATCTCCATTCTGAATGGCAACAGAAGGATTGTAACGAATCACAACCTCAATCAATGTACTTAACTCTTGCTTCTGTACAACAGTATCAACGCTAGGTGTAATTTCTTTAACACTAGCACCCTTTGGCTCGTAATAAGTAGATACGGTATTTATTAACTGACCTGTAACAGGGTCTTGAGTCTGCACAGACCTTTTAAATACCACTTTTTCACGCATCATGGGAATACTATTCTTCTGTATGGATTTACTAACAACTTAACCTCACTCAACAAATCAGGCTTAGAATTAGCCTCTCTGTATTCGTAGTAATGGTAGGCTTGACGATAGATTGCTTGCTTAATTGCATCATTTACCAAACTTGCGTTGGTAACATAGGTAATGTTAATGTCTTTACCGCCTTCTTTTAGCAAATCGCCAAATAAAGTATAACCCGCTGTGCTAATTGAAGTAATAGGGCCATAAGGCAACTTATAGTTCTTAGGCAAATGCAAAGCAATCAAGTTGATTGTCCGTACACCCAAAGACTTCTGCATATACTGTTCTATGTTATGTCTAGCTGACTTTAGAAACAATAGAATCAAGTTGTCATCGGTATCGAAGTCAATTCTAGCATAGTCCTTAAAGTCCTCTACATTGTAAGGCTCAACATAGCTTGCCTCACTCGTAAAGGTAACTTGGAGTCCTGTTGCACCTAAGTATTCATATACTGGCAGTATATCGCCAAGCATATCTTCGTTGTATTCATATCCTGCCATGTCTCAAAGATAATAAAAAAGCCTTGGAAAATATCCAAGGCTCTTATTCTAAACTATTGACTTCTAATTAGGAAGCCAAAGTTACCTTAATGAACGCATTGTCATAGAACACAGGAAGTGCAACTCTCTCCTCAACACGAACCAAGATTACGTTCTTCTCAGCATCGTCAGAGTTCTGATCGAAGAATCTGATACGAGGAGCCTGACGAGTCAACAACTGAGCTTGATTCCAATCACCAACGATACCAGTTCCTTGAGAAAGGTAAGAGTTAGAGAATACAGGGATACCAACTACATTAAGTTGACCAGTCAAAGGATTAACAGTCACAACACCTGGGAAGTCATACTCACCAGAACCAGCAGCCTTACCCAACAAGATGTTTACATAATCTTGGTTGCTCAACACAATTCCAGTTGGAGTGTGAAGGTTGTTCTTCAACTGACGCAAAGCAGCATCAATCAAGATTTCGATGCTTACAGTCTTAGAACCGTTGTAGTTCTCAGAGTTAGCAGCATCAAGAAGCAAACCTTGGATGAAGGTATCTTCCTTCTTCAACAATTCAGCACGACCTTTGTTCTGCAAGAAAGCAGTCATCCAAGCCAAATCTTCAATCATAGAAATTGGAACTCCTTTGATAAGACCTGCAATCCACTCGGCATCAGCCTGGTAGGTAGTCATCTTAGGCTCAATCTCAGGCTTAGAACCGTCTCCGTATGCCCAAGTGTTTGCTCCACCAGTAGTAGCAGTTTCTTTAGGATACTTAACGAATTCACCAGACATTGTTCCACCAGGAAGTACATTTCTGTAGTGGAATGACTCGTAAGGCAACAAGATTGGATCTCTGAAGTCAGTTACGAAAGGCTCATAACCTGTGAAGTCAGAATAGTTGAAATCCTTCATGGTCAATTCCATGCCCTTACCAGACTTCACGTTCTTAACCATCTCAGCGTGGTTAGACTTCAAAGTCTCATGCAAAGACCATCCGAAGTTCTTACGCTCAACTTTAGCAGCAGACTTCTCAGTCATATCTGCAAGTGCCTTGTCCATTTCCTTCTGGATGTCAGCGTGCTTAGCCTGCATATCAGCAGTAAGCTTGTCCATTGCGTCTTTAACTTTTGCGTCAAATCCAACAACATCTTTTTCTCTTTCAGTAGAGAAGTTTTTCTTCAGGGTTTGTAGCTCTTCGGCTAGAAAATCCTGAACCTCTTTAATTTGCAATTCTGCCATGATTTCTAAATGTAGATTTAAGTGATTCAATTAATTTATTACTATCCAAATCGGCTTTAACCTGCTCCAAAGTGATTTCTTTCGGCTTTAGAATTTCGTAAAGTGATTTAAGTCTTTCTTCTAGTTTGACAAGTGTCTCGTCAGTTGCGTCAGAAGTCCTAACAAACTTCTCTAGTCTGTCAAGGTATTCAAACGCATCGTTCTCAGATTTCAAGTCAATGAATGTGGTCTCAGGATTGGCTCCCAAGAATTGTACTGCTGATCCTTCGTACATGATAACTTCCTTGATGACATTAGCTTTCTTAGTGCCATCAAAGTACTGCTTGTCTTTAGGTACAGAGAATCCAAAGCTATGCTGGTTAATAAGTCCTGACTCTACCATCTTCATAAAGTCAACACCCAAGCTATGAGTCCCAATCTTAGCCTCATATCTCAAACCCTTCATATCCTCCTCTAGGTTGGTAATAAGAGCAACAGACTTCTTAGAGTCATGGTCTAGCAAATACTTGATTAGCTTCTTACCATTAGGCCCACGCTCTTGGATAGTCTTAGCGAATGCTCCTCTCTCGATGACATCACCATCCAAGTCCTTGTTACCAAACATTGCAAAATAACCTGAAACAACACCTTGCTTCATGTC